CATCAACAAATGAACGAATAAGCGGTACAGAAACAAACAATGGCACTTCTTGTTCGGTGCCAAAAGATGTTGAATCAACAACCTGTGCTTTGAGATCGGTTGAAACCAATTCAATATCAACCTCAAGCCCTTGAGTGTCAATTCTTCTAAAGAATCTTTGAACCTGAGTTTCAAATCCAGTAAAGTCTAAGAATGTATTTCCAGATAAACTAGAAATTAAACTTTCTGCAAAGAAAGAAAGTGGAGTTTCGCCGTATTGATCAGCGATAACAAATGTGGTTTGAGTTTTAACATCATCAATATTAACTGCCGCATCAATTAATGGTGTGATTTCAATTTCTCTTATATTGAAGTCACGAACCGCAAGAGGTTGTTCCATGCGAATTGGTGCAATTTCAATTTGATACTCTCTGTGCGTATCAACAATATTACTGATACCAGAAAGAATGTAATCTAGTTCGACTGGTATTATTGGAATTGTATCAGTAACAACATCGCTGAATGTTGGGAATAGAGCAACATCAATAAAGAGATATAATTTATTAACAATTTCTCTAGCACTAAACTCAGCAGGTACACTAATACCTCTTTCAAATGCAATTTCACGAATGCTTAAGTTTTTATCGTCAAACTTAGATGTGCGTGGTTTAATTTTTTGATCAATAAACTCTGGTGTAATTTCAACTTCACGAATTGCTCCAGTAAATGGAAGATTAACACCAACAGGATACAATGAAAGGAAACTGCTGAGTGCAAGTGGGCGTGGTGATTGATCGATCTGACTTCTAAATTCTGCACGGAGAGCAATAATAGATGTAATAACAATCTCACCAAAGAACTCAAGACCAGCCGGGTGAACAGTTTCTTTTACTAACTCTTGATAGGCATTAATAATCAGACCGCTTCGAATAACATAAGAGAAGTCTTGATAGAAGAATGAATCTTGAATAATTTTGAAACTAATTTTACCATCATCATTAGTAAAGAATCCTCGGTTTACATTTAAACCAGAGATAATTGCTTCAAGGTTTGCATTGCCATCGCCAACTGTAGTTGCGCTAACATTAGCAGAACTAAAATTAATACCTGGATTTCGAATACTAATTTCACGAATTGAACCAATGCCTACTGCGTTATTTGCAATGTCAACTTCAACATTTGCACTTACACCTTGAATGCCATTAACTGTAAATGATGCATTTGCTCCACTTACTGTGTTTGCAGATTCAAGTGTAAGAGTAGGAAGATTATTAGATAGATATCCAACACCTAAGTTGGTTAGTTCAATTCGTAAAATTGATCCTAGATTTCCCCAATCTTCAGATTTGATTGCACTTTTAAGACCATTGACTTCTTGCTCTTGTGTTAAAACAAAATCGTCTTCAAACAAAATATTTTCTTCACCGAAAGGTGCGGTGTTACCAACAGAAGCAACTTGCCCTGCGGCACTATTGCCAGAACCACCAGTGAAAGTAAGTATTTCACCAACTGCATAATCTGTACCAGAGTTTGCAATTGTAATCAGTCTTTCTGAAAGAAGACCAATAGATTGAATTGTTGAATCAACAAGTGTAATAACTGGCGATCTTTGATAACCAAAACCACGATTTACAATTTGAATTCTGCTAGTATCACCTACTGTATAAGTATTGGCACCATCAGTTACAGTATATGTGTTTGCAATAGAAGTAACTGCAATTTGAAGATTTGCGCCAGCAGTATCAGTATTATTAATTGCGGCTTTTGTGTTTAGTCGATATCCATATCCAGGAACATTGACTAAAATCTTATTGATTGGACCCGTACTAATTGATGAAACTTCTGCGGTTGCTTCAGCACCATCACCAGTAATTGTAATTGCTTCACCAACTGAATATCCAGAACCGCCATCGTTAATTTGAATGTCGCCAATGATACCAAAGACTTCAGTAGAAAGTCTTGATTGCAAAACATCTGCAACAGTTTCGCCGGCTTCAAATTCACCTGAAACAAGTTTTAAGTTAAATTCTGCGTACTGTACACCACCAAGAAATGAAATTGAAATGTTAACAACTGTACCAACGGCACCAGATGTTTGACCACGAATTGTTTTATTGAGAAAATCAAAGATTCCGCCAATAGGAAACGCATTTGTGTTTGTTGGAATAACACGAATCAGACTTGTCTTTTCAAATTTACCATCTGATACACGAAGCAAGTCATCGCCTGGAAAACGAATCTCAATGTTTTCATCAAAGAATGCTTTGAATAGAAAACGATATGCTTCTTCAGTAGATTTGGATTGTAACAGGTCACGAATGCGATTGTAAAGAAGTCTACGGTCTGCTTGAGATGTAGATGGATATCCACTATTGACTTCATCTTTTAAAAGTTGAAAGAACTCATCACCAGAAACATATTGACTACGAGCATCTTTAAGTCTTGCAGATTCACGAATTACATTGTCTTTAACTAAACTGATTGTTGCAGTAGCACCAGATGTTGAACCAGTAATCACCTCTGTTGAATCAAGAGGCAACTCAGTATTCATCACTACAACAATTTCATTTGTTCCTACAAAAAATACTGTACCTGTTGCTTTGCTATCGGCACCAGTAATCACCTCACCTTTTACAAATGTTCCTGAAACATCTGTAAGAGTAAGTTTAGTACTCTGTAAAAATCTATAATAATCCTTTAGAAATTGTAGAAAACTCTCATCGCTTAAAGTCGGAAAAAGAGTATCTAAACTCAATGAAGGATTTGAATCGCCTTTTGCCATCTTGTTTATCTTCTAACTATATCTTCTAACTAAACTGATTTGTGTATCGTCTGTAATGTTTACTGTAATGTCGGTGTCTTCAATGACAAGAATTTGCCCTCTAAGTGGTAGAATGTCTAACTCTGCTGGTACAACATTAATTCTAAGTGTAGTACCACCGTCTGCAAAAGCATCTGGTGCAAAGTTTGTAAGAATAATTTTTCCTGTAGTGTAATCAATTGTTCCAATATTTTGTGCAACACCTACAATGTCAGTACGAACAATACGATATATACGAACAATTCCGTTGTTTTCTTCTAAGAAGCAATTTGTTTGCCCTTGAAATGTAAATGAGTTTGATACGATTTGAGAAACAATACCATATGGGAATGTGGCAGGGCGCCCTCTTGTAACTGAGTTAATTGGATTTGAAAAATTAATTTCGTATCGTGTACCAACGCCCAATTGAACTGGTATTTCTTTTCTCAAACGAATTGAAATTGTATTGTTGAGAATTGATCTTTCGGTATTGTCAATAAGTTTTGTAAGTTTTGAATAACGAAAGTATTTTGAAAATTGATTAAGATCATCATCATTGTATTTTTTAATTGTATCAATGACTAATGACTTCAAACTTTCGCCGGTAACTGTTGAAAGTCTTGGATCATATTTCACATTTGCAGTAACTTGTAAGTAAGTAAATTCTGGATCAACAATTTCTGTTTGTACTGTAAGAATTTTCTTTGGTTTAACGACCGTGTCAATAATTGCAGTTTTTTCAAACTGCGTAAGTGCAACACCTGTTGTTGGTCGAATTGCAATGAATACACGACCATACTGTGGTGGATCATTGTCTTCGCCACCCCATACTGCGGCAGAGCCTACATTGGGTTGTCTAAGTATAAGTGATAGGTAATCTTCTGCGGTAACTGTTCTATTCTGTGCAGTATAAAACTTTGGTGCATTAAATCGCACACGCTCAAGTGATTCTCTTTCCTCACCGCCTGTTGCTGGATCTTCTGGAATCCATGTTGCATTGGTTACACCTGTAACTGTGCTAACTAAAGTTAAATTTGAAACACCATTAGCATCTGCACCATCTGAAACGATGTAATCAATTTCAACAATGTTGCCTGCATCTAATGCACGCCCAACAACATTGTCACCAAAAACCAATTCAAATTTTCCGTCTTCAACTTCTTCTAGAAAATAAGCAAGCGTTGTTCCTGTAACTTCAACTACATTTTCTGGATTGATAAACACTCTAGTTGTTGCATCAGATGAAGAAGTTTGAACACGAACTTGAATAGTTGATGTATCAACATTTGCGTTATTAATTAAAAATCTTTGATCTGGATCGTTTGGATTGACAACATATCTTTCTGTAGCAAAACGCCCTTGAACTAATTCAACCTCAGTTTCTTGATATGTGCTACCAGTTGTATTAAAAAGCGAAATTGGTTCTGGTGTCAAAAAAGCATATGTGGTGCCGTCAACTATGCCCTCAAATCTTGTGTATCTTGGCAAGTCAACACTGGTTGGAGAACCAGTTGCGGTAACAGTAATTGTGCCATAAATTTTTGCAGATGATCTTGATCTTGGTATATAATTTAAACTTCTTGCGAGATTAACTACAGAGTTTCTTCTTTGTGCAGTTGCAAGAAAGTTTTCAGTAGCGGCAAGATTTAAATATGTTGCATTGTAGTAAGTATTATATGCAAGAACATCAAGTAAAATATTAATGCCAGAGGCATCAAAGTTTACATCAAGAAATTGATCTTGTTGTTTGAGAAATGATTTTAAATTTTCTTTGATGGTTTCAAAGTTTAACTCATCAACTCTTAAATTTGTAGGGGTCGCCATTTATCTTACTCTTGTAGTAACGGTTGTTTCGACTGTTTGAACTCTATTGAAACCTGTCACACGATATGTAATTACAACCTTAATTCCATTTTGTTCATTTAAAGTAGATTCAATTGAAATCAATTGAACTCTTGGTTCGTGTTCTCTGATTGCTCTTGCAATTTCTTTGTTAATTTCAATTTCTGTATCATAATCAGCATTTTCAAACAAGTAACGATCTAGGTCTACGCCAAATGTTGGTCGAAACGGTCTCGTTCCAATCTTTGTTCGGAGTAGATTAATAAGTGCCTTTTTGACTGCTTCTTCGTTTTTTGCCAGCGACAAATCATATGTGACTGGATTTATACGAAAAATGAGTGGCACATCTTTAAAAAATACTTGTTCTGCCATGATAGACTATTTATTCTTTTGTTTCGGTAGTTTTGCTATCTTGAATTTCTTTTCTTCGTTCTTTAGCGGCTTTTGTGAATTCAGCAAGTGCTTTTCTTGCTCTTGTGCCTGCGGCTTTTACACCTTTATCGGTAAACTTCTCATTTTCTTTCAAGTATGTGTCAAACAAACTTACTAGCGTTTCGTGATTGGTCATGGTAATAATCCTTTAAAAAGTTGACATTCTGTTGACATGTGACTAAAATAACTGTGTAGCCTTTCATCCTGCAAAAACATTTAAGGAGCCAGTTGTAATAGGTTCTCCACTAAAGGTGTTTCCTATTCTAGCAACTCCTCTTCCATTTACAAAAACTTTATTGCTACCTGCTCCAACTGTAACTGTGTGTGGAACGCAAATAATTTCAATTCCCTCTTCAGTTTCTATAATTTCTTCTTTGTCGTGCGTATCTGCGTCTCCAACTCTTACCACACCACGACCATTTACAAAAACATTTGTAGAACCTTGTTTAATTAATGATATGGAATCACAACCATGTCCTGTTGAAATTATATCTCCTATTCGGGCAACTGATGGCATATTTTTTCCTAATTTATATCAACTCTTTGACCAGTTATCTTAACATTTCTGTTTGCGGTTATGTTTATATCTGATGAAGCATTGAAATTTATATTATTTGCTACAATTTCAACACTACCGTTTGCAAACATTTGAATTGACGATGAACCTCTTTGAATATTTATGATACCATTTGACGATGCTTGATGCCTAATTGTAATGTCGCTATTGGCTGACATTGTAAAGGTGTTTCGATTTTTGTGTGTTAGCGTAATTGCTTCTGAACCAACCGAATCTTGGAAATCAAGTGTGTGACCTGATCTTGTGGTAATTGAAAAACTGTTTGCAGTATTTGCGGCAGTATTGTAAAAGTTTCTTCGTTCTTTTTTATAGCGACCAAAAGAACCTGTGCCGCTTGGTACTCCTGGAAGATAGCCTAAAATCGCTGGCTCTTCTGCTTCGTCTGCATCTAAGAAGAAACCAAATACCCAATCACCTAACTCTGGTCTTGCATATGCGTTAGGTATATTTGTAGGCATGATTGTATACGCCCATGGCAAATCGCTGGTATCTAAACGACCAGAAGAATACTCAGGATGATAACCAAAAATACGAACCTTCGCTCTGCCTAGAAGAAGGTCATCATTAATGTCTTCAACAACTCCAATCCACCAAACAAACCCATCTTTACCAAGAAACATGATTAACCTTTATGTTTGAAATACTGAATTCTTCTTTCTTGATCAGCAACCCATTCATCTGATGGTTTGCCTTCACCTTTGTAATATGCAAGAGGTTTTCCAGTTTTCTTTGAAACCAATGCCCATCGACCATCTACTTGCTTAAGTGTTTCAAGTATCTCTGGTCCGTAGACATCCTCTTCCCACTCATCAATTGAAGCAGGAGTGCTAATGTATTGTTTGAATGTTTTCATAGATTGTCCAAGTCTTTTGTGTCTAATGCGTCTTCTGGAACATTATCTTTAATCCAAGCGTATAATTGTTTCTTTACTTCAGCATCGTTTGTAATTTGCTTGCCTGGCTTTTTCAATGTGAGGTACATGAAGTCACCAACGACTTTGTTGCCCTTAATGTCTTTATAGTGTTCACCCGTTTTTGGATTGACAATGAACATTGTGTTCTCTGGATTGTTGAGAACAACATAAATTCCGCCATCGACTTCTCTTGGAAATCCTGTACGGACCAAACTGACTACTGTTTTTGCGGCGCCACGATGTGTTTTCAATAGAATGTCTTGTGGTACCACTCTTGATCTTTTTGCATTGTTTTGAATTGCAATTTCGTAATTGGTAAGAATCCAAGTTACATGAATGTCTTTTGGTTGATAACCAACCTTAAGTAACATAGGTATGTAAGTATTCATATCATCCATGTCTGCAAATGTGGTGTCAAAAAGAATGTTTGGTAGTGTGCCCTCTTTAGCATCACCCAAAATCAAATCAAGTGTTTTGTTTTTTGCGCCTGTCGCACGAACCAATGTGTGCAACAAATAAACATGCGTTGGATTTTTCAGATCAAGGCGGCTCAGTTTAATGCCTTTATCGGTCATTTCTTTTTGAACCAAGTCTTTATCATTCACACTTAAATTTTGACCATACTTGTCAAGCAATTGTTGAGTGGTAAACTTATCTAGGCGACTGAGTTTTTGAAATGCAAGTTTCAATTCGTCAACATCACGAACTTTAAATTTGTCGCCTTCCATAAATTTGTCGATTGCAAAACCTTTACCTGATCCAGCACCGCCTGCTAGAAAAACAATCTGCCCATATCTCTTACCATTGTTGTACATGATAAGTTTTTCTAATAGCGACTGATAGGCTTCGTAATCAGTCTGTTGTACATATTCTGAAAATGAAAGTTTCATCATCTATCCTCTTAGATTGCTTCTGCCGCAGAAAATTTATCAACAAGTGTGTCAATATCAAATCTGAGTGATCCACGACTTAATTCTAAAGTTTTGTTATACGATTTAGGTGTTAAATAATGTCTAGCGGCAGTTACCATATACTTGCCAGAATAAACTTGATCTTCGTGTGGTACTGGGCTTTCATAACGAATTGTTTTTGATGCCTGACTTGGTATGCTTAATTCAACAAGACTACCAGCAGAAATTTTATTTGTTGCACCAGAAACTTGCACCACAACTCTGATACCGCTATTCAATACTGATCCATATGTATCATACTTCAACCATTCATTTTTATTTGTAATTGCATCGCTTCTTGGTTTTACAATTAGTCTTTCAATTGTTGTAGAATCATATTTTGCAAAAATATTTTTGCTATCAATAAAGCGATTGTCATAAATTGTTTTGAGATTATCTTCAGATTCATTAATGTAGTCAATCTTTGTATCTGAATAATTTTGATTAATTAAATCAAGTGTACGAATTCTTGAATTATAAAAACCTGATTTTGTAAATGCCATATGATCAAAGTTTTGTTCTAACCTTACATAAAATGTAGAAACATTTGATTCGCTTTCAGTTTCATCAATGTATTTAACTTTGCTTACATTTGGTTCGTAAGTAATTTTTGGTATAGATGCATTTTTTGACCAAAAATCTTTAAGTGTATTAAAACCGATAAACACATGAGTAAAATTCTCTGATGGATTTCTTGCAAATCGTTCAAAGAATAAAAAATAATCACCATTGACACATGCTCTCTTGGCTAACATGTTAATTGCGTCTAGTGG